TCTCCGTCTTCAGGAATACGCTCTTCCTGCAGTTCCTTGATGTAACCGCCAAGAAATTCTTTCTCTTTATTTTTGTCTTTAGATTGCGACCCAGCTGATGGAGATGTCATCGTCAATGTACGCTTGAGCTAATTCTGTGCTGGGCAGCTTTATTGAGCAGGATTTTTGCTCAACCCATGCAGTAATTCTATCAAACCTTTCTTCCGTAAAATATGGTAAATCTTGGGTGTACCAATCATTGAGCAATGTCGATCCTTTGGCCCTATTGCAGCTTGAGCAGCAACATGCCATGTTTGATCGAATGTTATGGCCGCCCTTGTGTTTCGGCAAAATGTGATCGATTGTAGCGGTGTCAGCGGTCAATTTTTTACCGCAATAAGCACATTCCCAATCCCAACTCTCGAATATGAAGGCTCTAAATTTTCGACGAGCAGCTTTGGGGCTTAAAACAATTAAGTTAACCAGTAAGTCTTGCTCGCAATGAAACACTTGTGGTATTCCAGCTATGTCAAAACTGTAGGCTGCACACACTTGTGCTCTACGTTATGCTTGCACCACCGGGAGCGTGGTGGAATCGGTAGACACACAGGACTTAAAATCCTGAGACCACAGCGGTCGTGAGGGTTCGACCCCCTCCGCTCCTATCAATCAGTTAAGCCAGGCGACAAAAAACCGTGATCTTCTTCGGCTGGATCAAATTCAGCATCCTCTAAAATTTTTAGAATAAAGTAATGCAATTTGTCGACAACCCAGCGCAGATCTTCATCTGGGATGTCTTTTATAATCGCCTCCAGGCGCATTTCACGGGACGGAGGCGATAAGTGTTCAGCAACCGTCTCAAGCGCCTTGTAGCGACTCCTTGTGAGGCCTTCCATCATCTCAATTGTCCTCAGTAGCCGCCTCGGTCAGCTTAGGCGCCATACGCTGCTTGACAATTGCGATTCCTTCAAGGGCACCAGTGACCTTGAGATACAGCTCCTTATCTCGCATCAATGAATCCTCAGCAGCACGGATTTTATCTGCAAGATCCTGCTGTTGAATAAGGAGTTTATCCTCTGTGTCGGTAAGGATTTCGTCCATTACTGCCCTTGATTTGGAATCAGTATAGCTCACAATTCATGAAATCTAATAAAGCCCCAACCACTGGCCCCACCTCCGTAAAAAATTCGCTTCTGTGACATTTCTCTGTCATAAGTAACACCTTTACCTGCCCCCTCAACAGTAGATTCCCAAAGCCCGTCCTTCAAATCAAGGCGTCCACAGGGATCGTGCAATAGCCAGGAATCACTGCTATAGCCATAAAGACAGACGTAATACGTGAGCCCAAAAGGCCTCCTATGTGTCCCTTTGGCTACGATCGCTAAAACTACAGGCCGGCCCTCGTCGATCTCATCTTCAATCTCGTCAGGACCGATAGCATGAGAAACAGTACAGCCGACTCCGATCTCTGAGAGTCCTGCACGATTGTCGGCCTTATAAGTACCAGTACCGTGCTTATAGACGGCTGATAAATAATCATCAAGG